TATATCAAAAACTTTCTGAAAAGTATAACTTACCTAAATCTGTTATAGAGAGTATAGTTAAACATGAATTTAGTTATACTAAAGAACAGTTAAAAGAGGGTAATGAAGTATTATTACATAATTTTGGTTCATTTGAAATAATAGTCTTTAAGTTAAGAAGTAGAATAAAGTACTTTATTGATAAGTACAGAAAAGAAAAAACTAAAAATATTGAAGAGGAGTTAAAGAAGCTCCTAAAAATTAGAAACAATTATGCCAAAAAAAGACATGTTTAAAAAAGAAGGAAAGTACATTACATTTCCAGGAACAAGAGATTTTAATCCAGTAACAAATGAAGCTTATACAGAATCAGAAGCTGGAATTATTGTAACACCAGAAGCTGCATCTGAAGCAGCTTTTCTAAGAATGCAAGAACAAAATGAAAGAGATGCTAAAGCTGTAGATGATTATAATAAAAGTTTAGTAACTACAGATTTTAAGGAGTTTGAAAATATTAAATTAATTGGCTCTAAAGTATTATTTAGACCTTTTAAACATACTTTAAGAACTAAAGGTGGATTACATAGAAAGATTTCTTTTTTTCAACCTTTACCTAATACAGAAACAGTAAAAGAAGTTCCATTATCTTATCCTCTACAATATAGAGGGGTAATTTGTAAAATTTCTGATGAATGTCCTGAAGAATTTAAAAGTAAGGTTAAAGTAGGTGATATAGCAGATATTCAAAGTATTGCTTGGCAGCAACAAGCTTATGTGATGGATAGAGATTTATTCCAAGAATTAGAAGAACCATTTACATTCTGGTTAACTCCTGGGCATATTCAAGCTGTTATTGAAAACTATGAAGTAAAATAATGATAGAAAATAAATATAATTGCCCATTAGAAATATGGAGAGGTTTTACTCAAACAGAACAAGAATATTATAATTTAATGAGAAAAGAGTTTGAATTTAAAAATCATGTGTATTATTTACATCCTGATACAAATAAATTTATTCCTGAAGAGTGGAGTACTCTAACTCATAATATGGTAACTATGTTTATTTGGAGAATCTTTAAAGCAGAAAAAGATGAAATGTTTTATGAAAAAACTGATTATGAAAACTAATGAACTTTAAAGATATTAGAAATTTTATAGAAGGAAATTATAATCATTTATTAGATAGGTTTAATAGTTTAGATGATAAGACTAAAGCTATGGCACAAAATAGAATTAATATTTGTAAAACTTGTCCTAATCTTATAAATAATAAATGTAGCCTTTGTTCATGTGAATTTCCAGGGTTAACTTTTGCACCAAGCAAGACTTGTCCTGATAATAAATGGTAGCCCCTCTAAGAGTAGCCCTCTTAGACCGACACTAGTGTGTGTTTCAATAATAGAATAAAAAGTTTTTTGGTAAGAATACCTACCAGCGAGTAGGAGGTTTAGGGTTCGACTCCCAGTTATTCTCTAAGTGTAATGGTAAAATTGGTAAATACGGCAGATTATTAAATCCTATTTCGTAGTAATAGCATTAAGTACGTAGGCTCAAGGCTGCTGATAAAGACAAAACCTATGCTATAAGTAGTCTTATCACTGTAGGTTCAAATCCTACTTACACTTCAACTCAATAATATGTTAGAAGTTAAAAACAATAAAGATATAACTCTAAAGATAGGTGATAGACTTTTAATAGTTAATAATCAATTAAGTAATAAAACTTTAGGATTACTAAGTATAGGTGATATAATTACTATAACTAGTTTTTCTGAAAATAAAAAAATTCTTTATTATTCTAACTCTTTAGGGTTATCAGTAAATAGTAATGTATATGTTAGAATTTAAAAATCCTATTCCAGTTATAGTAGAAAATAATAAAGAAGGATATGCTCTTTACGTAAGAGATGGTGGTACTTTAGAAAATGATATATGGTGTGTAATTTTGTGTGAAGGTGGTATTGTTAGACATTATAGAAGTGACCAAATAAGAATACATTTTAATGCTACATTTGATATAAAATAATATGATTAAATCTTTTGAATTAGGACCTTATACATGGAATGTAGCACAAAAACTAAAGTTAAAAAATAAGACTTTAGGATGGTGTGTATTTGATTCTTTTAAAAAAGAAATACAAGTAGCTACACATAATCCTTATAATTTAAAAGAAGAAGTAACTGAAGATGTAAAAAATCATACTTTTTATCACGAACTTACTCATGCTATACTCTATGTAATGGAACATGAATTAGCTGAAGATGAAGAATTTGTAACTAAATTTAGTGATTTATTATATCAATTTGAAAAAACTAAGAAAGAATGAAAGTGTTTGAGATAGTTGAAAATAATGTAACTTTAAACCCTGATATATTAAATGTACCATGTTTTAAAGTTATTTATGATAGAGATAAAGATAAAAATAAAATTAATGCTTTAAAAGATTTATCTTTTATTTATCACATGTCTGATAATAATTCTATTTATGCAGACTTTCCAAAACAAGAAAAAGAAAATAGAATTAAAGCTGATTTTAAAATAGAATTAGATTATTCTAATGACTTAGAAGTACAGGAAGCTATTAATACTTATAAAAGTTTTATAGAAACTCCTAAGCAAAGGTTACTTCAAGCTGCTAAGAATAAAATAGATGAATTTGCTGACTTTATGAATAATACTAAAGTAGATGTAGATTCAGCAGATACAATATTAAAAATATTTAAAGATATTAGTACTACAATAGCTAACTTTGATAAGCTTGAAGAAGCTGTTAAAAAAGAAAAAGAAAGTAATAACTCTAAAGTTAGAGGTAATAAATCAATTTCAATGTTTGAGCAATAATGATATTAAAAGATACAAGTAGGTTTCAAGAGGTTTGGTATAATTTTGTTAAGACAGGTAGTTATTGTAACTATACTAAAGATAGTTATGCTTATAAAGAATTTTGGCTTAGAGAAGATGATAGATGTCGTAATGGTTTAAAATTAAATGATTTATATATTCCTGGAACTTATTATTTTTATCTTAACTATTATCCTATATTAGCAAAAGATGAAAAGACAGGAAGAAAAAAACAAATAGCTCCAAGATTTACTGATGTAGATTTGGAGTATTTTACTATTATAGAAAGAGCTAGAAAAGAAAAAAAAGGAGTTATATTAGCTAAACCAAGACGTACAGGTTTTTCTTTTAAAAACTCTTGTTTAATTGTACATGAGTATAATTTTTATAGAGATGCTAAATGTGTTATAGGAGCTTATTTATCAGACTTATCTACTAATACTATGAGTATGTGTTTAGATGGATTAAACTGGTTAGATAAATATACTGAATGGAAAAAACAAAGAAATCCTGATACTAGAACATTTGTAAAAGCAAGATATAAAGAAACTATAGATGGTATAGATATTTGGAAAGGATTTAATTCGCAAATAGAAGTAGTAACTTTTAAAGATAACCCCTTCGCATCAATTGGTAAATGTATGGCAAAAGGAACTAAGGTTTTAATGTATGATGGTTCTTTTAAGAATATTGAAGATGTTGTAGTTGGTGATAAATTAATGGGACCTGATTCTAAAGAGAGGAATGTATTATCTACTACTATAGGAAAAGATTGGATGTATGAAATACAACAAGAAAGAGGAATTAGTTATACAGTAAATTCTGAACATAATTTGTATTTGGAACAAAGATGTAATTCTAATGCAGTAAAAGATGATGGAATAAAAATATTAACTCCTTTAGAATTTTTAAAACTCCCTAAATATAAACAACTTTATACTACAGGAATAAAAGCAAATCAGATAAATTTTAAATCTTCTGAAATATTAATTGACCCATACTATTTGGGTTTATGGTTGGGGGATGGAAATTCCTGTGGACCTGCAATAACGATAGGAGATAAAGAAAATGAGCTTTTAGAATATTTAGAAAAATTTTATAGTTCCTTTAAAGAACACAATATAAAAATATATCGTAAAAATAATAGTAATTGTAGCACTATTAGGCTAACTAAATCAACATGTAATAATGAGCTGCATAACTTATTAAAATACTATAAGTTAATAAATAATAAACATATTCCAAAAGAATATTTAATAAATAGTATTGATGTAAGATTACAAATATTAGCAGGATTAATAGATTCCGATGGATATAAAATTAATGATACTTATTACGAGATAATACAAAAAAATAAAGTTCTTGCGGATAATATAGTATTTTTAACAAGAAGTTTAGGATTTTATACAAAAATATCTGAAAAAAAATCTACTATCAAAGGTAAAGATTGTGGAATTGTTTACAGAATTATGTTTACTGGAGATTTTTCTAAAATTCCAGTAAAAGTTAAAAGAAAAAAATGTAAGCATAAAAATACACGAACTAATCCATTAAGAACTCGTATAAAAGTAGAAAAAAAATATTATGGAGATTATTATGGTTTTGAATTAGATGGAGACCATTTGTATCTCTTAGAAGATTTTACAATTACTCATAATACTACAAATATATTTATATTTGAAGAAGGGGGTAAATTCCCTAACTTAATAGAATCTTACAATATTTCTGAGCCTTGTTGGAGAGATGGTGAAGATATGATAGGTATTCCTATTATATATGGTACAGGAGGTGATATGGAAGGTGGTACAGTTGAATTTGCAGAAATGTTTTATAATCCTGAAAAGTTTAATTTATTAGCTTTTGATAATATATGGGATGATGATAAATCTGGTTCTAAATGTGGTTGGTTTATTCCAGCTAATAGAATGAGATTTGGTAAGTTTGAATATGAAGGTAAAACAGTTGATTTAGTAGATGTAGATGGTAATTCTAATGTAGAAGCTGCAACAGCATCTATTATGAAATTAAGAGAATTAAAATCTAAATCTGGTGTAGATAAAGATTATAGAGATACTATTACACAGTTTCCTTTAAAACCTGCTGAAGCATTTTTAAGAAGTGGATATAATAAATTTCCTGTAGCAGAATTACAACAAGTTTTAGGAAAAATAGAAAGTACTAAATCTTATGAGTATGATGAAAAATATGTAGAATTATTTTTTAATGAAAAAGCTCCAAGAGGTGTAGATTATAATATTTTACATAATGCTAAACCTTTGGTAGATTACCCTGTAAAAGAAGTTCAAAGAGAAGGTTGTATAGTAGTATATGAATTTCCTATAGAATTACCTGATGGAACTACTCCACCTGAGTTATATATGATAGCACATGACCCTACTAAAAATGATGATGAGGGTAACTCTTTAGCAGGTATTCAAGTATTTAAAACTCATAGATATTTTAATTTATATGGACATGATGAAGTTGTAGCAGAGTTTTATGGAAGAAGAGGTAAAGATGAAATAAATGAAATATTAGAAAAGTTAGCTATGTGGTATGGGTTATCTAATAAGATGTTATTCTTTGAAAATGCTGTAGGTAATACTAAAGAATATTTTGAAAGAAAAAAGAAGTTACATTACTTATGTACACAACCTCAAACTATCTTTAATAAAAAAGCTGCATTTACTTCAACAGGAAATATTATTTATGGGTATCCTATGAGTAATCAATATATTAAAGCTGAAGCTGAAGATTATTTAAAAGAATGGTTATTAGAAGATAGAAATAAAGAAGGTAATTTAAAAAATCTTCATTTACTTAAATCCAGAATGTTATTAAAACAATTAATAGCTTATAATAGAGATGGTAACTTTGATGCTGTAATGACAGCAGTAGGGTGGGCTTCAGGTAGAAGGGAAAGATTTAATATTTATGAAAAAGAAAAAGAGAGAGAAAATAAAACAAATAAATTAGATTTTTTGATAAATAATAAAAAAGTATTTAATAATGGCAGCAAATCCGTCAGGGTCAGAAGTTAGAAATTTACCTTACCAAAGGATAAGTTTTAAAAAGAAAAAAGAAAATGATTATGAGTGGGGTAAAAGCACTATAGATTTTCTTATTAATTCCGCAAATGCTATTTCTAATAGTTCTATTAACAATAGAAATGGAATGGTAGATTGGGATAGAATGTTAGCTAATTATCAGTTGTATGGTAATATAGTTAATCAAATAGATTTTGAAAGTACATTTAATCCTTTAGGTATTGATGTAGGTCAAGCTACAGATAAGATTCAGCCTTATAATCATAGTTATAATATTATAAATGTTCTTCTTGGGGAAGAGTTAAAAAGACCTTTTAATGTTAAAGCTGTACTTACTAATGAAGATGGTTTTAATGCAAGACAAATAGAAAAAAATAAATTATTACAACAGTATGTAATACAGGAATTACAGATGTATATGAATCCTGAAACAGGTGAACAAGACCCTGCTCTTGACCCTAAAAAGATAGATAAATATATTTCTACGGAATATCAACCAGCTAAAGAAATAGCTGCTAATAAAGTGTTAAAGTATTTATATCGTAAGTTAGATATTAAATCTAAAAAGAATGATGCTTTTAAACATGCTTTAATTTCAGGTAAAGAATTTGTACAATTAGATATTGTTAATGGTGAACCTGAATTAAATATATTAAACTCTTTATCTACATTTTATAGAAAGTCTCCTGAAATTAAATATGTTCAGGATGGTTTATATGTAGGTTCAAGAAAAAGAATGCACGTAGGAGATATTATACAAAACTTTGGAAGAGATTTAGATAAAAAAGATTTAGAAGAAATTCTTAAAACAAGTTACTTTTCTAATAATATGGATATACCTGCTAAAGAAATGAATTATTTCTTTGAGCATTTGGAATTAAGATATATGGGAGCACCTTTCTATAAAAACTGGGAAGAAGGTTCTTATGGTAAAACTAACTTTACAGATTTAGAAGTATATCATATATATTGGAGAAGTGAAAGAAAGATAGGATTTTTAGAATATACTGACCCTATGACTGGTGAGTCAGTAATGGAAATAGTAGATGAAAATTATAAAATAAATAAAGAAATTGGTGAAACAATTGAGTGGGATTGGATTCCTGAAGTATGGGAAGGAATTAGAATAGGTACTAATATTTATTGTAATATTAGACCTTGTAGAGTACAATTAAGGTCTATAGATAATCCTTATGTAGTTAAGTTACCTATATTTGGTATTGTTTATGATACTATGAACTCTGAGCCTGTTTCTATAATGGATAGAATGAAACCTTATCAATATCTTTATTTTATAGTTATGCACAAGTTTTTAAAGCTTGTAGCTAATGATAGAGGTAGAGTAATGCCATTTGATGTATCTTTATTAGGAGATGATATACCTATAGAAAAAGCATTGTATTATCTTAATGAGTTAGATATATATTTATATAATGGTTTATCAGGTGGAGATGAACAAGGAGCTGCACATAGAGGGGCTATATCAGGTACTTTAGATAGAAGTAATGCTCAACAAATTGCTCAATATATAAATATGTTAGAAGCTATTGAGCAAAAGATAGCTATGGCTGCTGGGGTTACACAACCAAGAATAGGAGCTACTTCAGCTAATGAAGCTGTATCAAATGCTCAACAAAACTTAATGCAATCTTCTCATATTACTGAACCTATGTTTTTTCAACATAATTTATTATGGGAACAAGTATTACAAGGTTTAATAGACGTAGCATTTACAGCTTATAGAGATAAGATTGAAGAAATGAATGAACCTGTTAAATTACAGTATATTTTAGATAACATGTCTATAGATACTTTAATGATAGATTCTGATTTAACTTTATCAGATATAGGTATATTTATAATGGACTCTCAAAAAGATAATGAAATATTTACTAAATTAGAATCATTAGCTCAACCTTTATTACAAAATGATAAAGCTGATTTCTTAGATTTAGTTCAAATGTTTAAAGCTGTATCAGTAGAAGATTTAGAAAGAAATGTAGAAGCTGGTATTAAGAGAAAAGAACAAGCTCAAGCTCAACAACAAGAACAAATTAATGCTATTGAACAAGAAAAGATAGCTTTAGAAAGAGAAAGATTAGATAGAGAAGATATGAATAAACAGCTTGATAGAGATACAAAAATACAAGTTGCTACAATATCAGCATTAGGATTTTCTGAAGATAAAGATGTTGATATGTCTGGAGTTCCTGATGTAATTGAACAGTCTAAATTAGCTTTACAACAACAAGATTTACAGTTTAAACAAATGACTGAATCTCAAAAGATGGCTCAAGAAAAAGAAATAAAAGATAAAGAGTTGTCTTTAAAAGAGAAAGAATTAAACTCTAAAAAAGAAATTGAAAAGTTAAAAATTCAACAGACTAAAGTGCAGAATGCCAGTCAGGAAAAAATAGCTACACAAAAAGCTAAATTAGATAAAGAAATGGCTGAAAAGAAACTCCAAATAGAACGTATGAAAGCAAGAAAAAAACCTAGTAAATGAGAAAGAAAACAGAATTATTAAAAGAAGTAAATGATGCTATTAAAAAAGCTAAACTTTCTGATTTAATTCTGAGAGATACTTATCTTAACACTAACATTTTAAATGTTACAGAACAAACAATTAAAAAAGCTTTAGAAGATAATATGTATCATTTTAAACAAGACCGCAGAATAAGATTTCAAATATTCAATCCGAATAAAAAATATTTTTAAGCGGTTTAGCTATATACAAGTAAAAAATTTTACAAAACCATTTAATATTACAATTAACAATTTATTAAACTAAAATTATAAGAAATGAGTGAAAACAAATTAGATTTCTTTGCAGGACTAGAAGATAACTTTACACCTGCTCCAACAGTAGATGTAGTAACTAAAGATGATGACAAAGTTACAGATTTAGAAAAAAATGTATTTGAACAAGAAGTAGTAAATGAAATAGATGAAGAAGTAGAAGATACTACAGATACTACAGAAACTGAAACAACTACTGAAGATAAAGATGATATTTATCAGGTATATTTTGAAGATTTAAAAGATAAAGACTTTTTAGATTTACCTGAAGATTTTGAATTTAAAGGTACAGAAGACTCTCTTAAAGAAGCATTAGAAGTTTCTAAAACAAGAATTGCTGAAAAAACTAGAGAAGATATTGTAGCAGGATTTCAAGATTTTGTATATAAAAACTTAGAACAAATTCAAAATACTTACAATACTGTAGATTTTGAACAAGTAGATTTAAGTGATGAAGCTACACAAAAAGAAGTAGTTAAATATTATTTAAAGAAAACTACTAAGTTTAAAGATGAGCAGATTGAAAAGAAAGTTAATCAACTTGAACAATTTGCTGAATTAGAAGATGAAGCTAAAACTGCTTTAGACGAATTAAAAGTTTTAGATAGAGAAGAAAAAGCTCAATTAGCCAGACAAGCTGCTGACTATGAAGCTGCTCAAGCTAAAGCAAGACAAGATGCTGATAAGTTGTTTAGAAAAACTTTAAAAGAAACTGATGAAGTTTCTGGCATTAAAATAAATAAAGACAGAGTATTTAGCTCTTTATATAATACTATTAAATTAGAAGATGGTACTGTAACTACAAGTTTTAATAAGAATTTGCAAGAAGTATTATCTGACCCTACAAAAACTATTTTCCTTGCACATTTGCTTGAAAATAATTTTGAATTAAATAAAATTGAAGATACAAAAGTAAATACTAAAGCTGCTAAAGTTTTAAAAGAAAAGTTAAGACAAGCAGGTTTAAGTAGTTCAGCTAAGACCAGAGGTGGAGATTTATCAAAACCAGGCAAATTATCTTTAGAAGATTTTTCTTAAATTAAAAATAAAATTGAATTAATATGGCATTAGGCTACAAAAGTCAACTCTATTTACAAGAGTTTAAAGGTGGTGGTGGTAATTTCGTAGATTCAGATGCTTTAGCAGCATCTTATGATTCTGACCGCCCTCATGTATTTGAAGGTGTACTAGATAGAATTTACACTTCCGAAGTAAGATTTAGCTCTAAACCTCTTACCAACATGTTAAAAACTGCTGGTAATGTAATGGAGATTGACACAGATTATTACAGATGGTATTTGCAAGGTGCAGAATATCAAACTTTCCGTTCAATGGAAAATTTGGAAGCATCTAATGCAACTCCAGGTATTAACCAAACAGAATTTCGTCTTAAATTAGATGTGGACTATTTAGTTCCTTCTGATGTATTACAAGGTGAAAATAATGAATATGCTCTAAGAGTACAATCTTATCCAGAGCAAGATGGTAATGGTTACATTTACATGGTTAAATTAGTAACTGATAATCCATTGGAATATTTCCCTAATGATTTGTTAGATGAAGGTCGTGAGTTCTTGAAGAACTGGACTGTAGTAGCTAATGAAATGAATACAGAATATGGTTCTGGTCAATGGGGTCAATACTTCCAATTAGAATCTCAAATTGGCTTCTTTGCTGAAGAGTTTAAAATGACTGATAAAGCAATGCGTAATGCTGATAGATTAGCTATTAAACTTGTACATAAAGATAAGTCTTTGACTAACTTTATGGTTATGGGTGAAGCTGATATGAATGAAAGATACTACATGGGTATTGAAGCTGCTTTAACCTATGGTAAAAAATCTAATTCTTTGTCTAAAGAAGGTTACCAAATTAAAACTGGTCCTGGTCTAAGACAAATGTTAAAAGATGGTAACGTAGAATACTTTAACTCTAGCTTAACAGAACAACGTCTTAAAGATTTCTTGTTGAATATATTCTTTGCTCGTAACAATGAATCTCAACGTAAAATTACTTTGATGACAGGTACTTATGGTGCTATTATGTTCCATGAAATGTTGGCTAACTCTGCATCAGGTTTCTTAACTGTAGATACACACTTTATACGTAACTCTCCTGATAAAGTATCTAATCACCTTTCTTATGGTGCTCAGTTTACTCACTACTATGGACCAGAAGGTATTGAAGTTGATTTGATTAAGAATCCTTTATATGATGATTTGAGATACCAACGTAGAACTCACCCTCAATATCCTAATATTCCAATTGACTCTTGGAGAATGACAGTGTTAGATTTCTCTCCTAATGGAAATTCTAAATCTAACATTATGATGTTAAAAGAAAAAGATACTTTTAACTATGGTTATGTACCAGGTCGTGTAGGTCCTTCAGGTAAACCTATCCAAGGTGGACAAGCTATTTCTAAAGAAGGTGCTTGCAACTGGTTTATTCAAGGTTCAGCAGGTCTTTGGATTAAAGACGTATCAAGAACAGGTGAATTAATATTTGATTATGACGGCTAATCATAATAGATAATATTGAAAAAATAAATAAAATAAATGAATTTAATTCCTGTATCAGGTGGACAAAAAATTAACCCAGCAGGCAGAGTTTATGGTAGATTAACTGTAACTAAACTTGCTGGGTATATTATAGAAACAAGAAATAAAGAAAAAGGTACTACAAATAAAGTTGCTGTTTATTCATGTAAATGTGAATGTGGTAATGAACTAGATGTGAGGTCTAAAGATTTAAAAAGAGGTTTTACTAAATCTTGTGGTTGTTTACACAAAGAAACATCTTCACAAAATGGTAAAAATAATATTTTAAAAGGAGATGATAATGCTTCTTTAAATATGTTAATTACTCATTATAAAAGTAGAGCACGAGTTAAAAAGTTTGAATACAACTTATCTTTTGAAGATTTTAAAAATATAACATCAAGTAATTGTTATTATTGTGGTATTAAACCTTTACAAAATGCTCAAACTAAAACTAAAGGATTAGCTAAAGCTTATTACCATAATGGTATAGACCGAAAAGATAATACTAAAGGATATAATCTTAATAACGTAGTACCTTGTTGTAAGACTTGTAATTACGCTAAACGTATCCAAACAGAAGAAGAATTTCTTATTTGGGTTAAACGAATTTCTGAATATCAGAATTTCTGTAAATAAATAATAAAAGTTTAGAGGGTTCTTCAAAAACCCTCTTTTTTCTTAACATATAAAATATCGGACCGATGGCGAAAATTTATTTAAAACCAACTCCGAGAACTTCAGCAGTGAAAATCTCGGAATTAAAGAACTTATCTGCTGAAAATGGACAAGGTACTCAAGGTAAAGTAATTAAAAAAACTAAAATCTTACCACATTGTTCAGACACAATTACACCTCTTTATAATAAAAACATAGGGGGTTTAAACACAGGATTAAATGTAGAGGATGATAATCCTTTCTTTGAAACTACAGATGCTTTACCTCAAGAGTTTGAATACTTGAGAACTAAAAAGAAAGCTATTCTACAAGAAATTTTAGAATGCAAACATGACAGACCTAAAGGTTTCTATACTAATAGAATGCCTCGTAGAGAAGATAAAGAAAGAACATTCTTTCAGGATTTTAAAATCCAAATGAAAGATATGACTAATATCTTAGATACTACAAATCCACATGATGAATTAGCATATTATGTACTTAAAGCAAGTAAATATGTAGCTGGTTCAGAAGTTGATTGGAAGAATGGTAAAAAACCTGAAGCATTATATTATATTTCTGATGAAAAAGAAGAGCAGGATAAAATCTTTAAAAGAGAATTTATTAAGAGTAAAGCTCTTGGTTTATTAACTTCTAATGAAGTTACTCCTGAAATGATGAGGAAATTTATTAAGTATTTAAGAAATACTGATAAAGATTCTAAATTACCTCAAGGTAATACCTCTAATGAAACTGCTTTCTTAACTCTAAAGGATTATGTTAAAGACTTAAACGGTGCTAAAACATTCTTAGATGCACATGACTTATTTACTAAGTCAGCTCCAGGAAGACAAAGATTTGAAGCTATTGTACTTTTACAACAATTACTTGAAGCTTATATAGTTTCAAATAGAGGTGAAACTTATACTTGGAACTCTACTAAAATTGTAATTGGTAATAGAAAAGAAGAAGTTATTCAATTTCTTTTAAATCCTGAAAAAGGTCCTGAAGTAGAAGATTTAGAAAAAGAACTACAAGCTAAATACTCAATAGTATAAAATAATAACCAACTATGACAATAACTGAAATGGCATACGATTTCAAGCTGAAGTTGGATAAAGTAGATTCTCAGCAGAAACGTAACTTAAAAGATTGGGAAGTAGATTGGTTCTTAAATGATGCAATACAAGTCTTCTTAAATCAAGTTGTAGGTGGGAATAATATCAGACTTACAGGATTTGAAGAAGAACAAAGAAGATATGATGATATAAGGACTCTTGTGATAAAGAGTCCTTCTAGTTTACAGCCAGGCTTACCTGTACTTACACTTAATTCTAATTTGTATGAATTACCTTTAGCTAGTTTAGGGATTGACCCGATTACTAATACTAAAAGATTTGATTATTACCAATTAGTAAGGTTAAGAGTAGATATTTCTAAAACAGGTTGTGCTAATAAAAATATAGGAGTTAGACAAATCCAACATGATGATTTAAACAATGCTTTAGTATCACCATTTCATAAACCAAGTTTTACTTGGAGTGAGGTTTTAACAACTTATGGAGCTTCTACTAATGGTACAGATGAAGGTTCTATATTTTTTTATACAGATAATTTTTCTGTATTACAAGCATATCCAGATTATATTAAAAGACCAAATAAAGTTTGGTTAGGAACTTATAATAGCTTAGATGGTAATTATACTGTTACAGTACCACAAACTACAGTAGATTGTGATTTACCAGCTACTACTCATCCAAGAATAGTTGACTTAGCTGTAGATATTGCAACAGGAGTAATTCAATCTCCAAATATGTTACAATACACTCAAATGAAATTAAAAATAAACGAATAAATTATTAAATTAAAAATTTTAAACAATTATGAAACATAAACCAAAAGTTTCTCTTTTAGTTGCTAAAGACCTTCCATTAGAAGCTGCTAATACAGCTTTTGCTTCAGCAACTGCTGTAAACCTAAGTTCAGGACAATTAGGTATTTATAATGAAAGTAATGTATCTATAGCTCCTGGTACAGTTCCTGCTGATGCTCCTAGAGTATTTATTGCTCAAGGTACACCATTTAGTGCTGCTCCTTTAACTGCTGTTGGTCCTGCTGACATTCCTTCTAACCAATCACAATTTATCCCTTCTGTAGGAGTTAAATCAATTACTTATCAAGCTGCATCTACTGGTGTATTGTCTGGTTGGGCTATTGAAGATGTAAATGCAGATAGTAATACTGCATACTCTTTTGGAGTAGCTTTCCGTAGCAGAATTAAAGATAGAAATTACACTCAAACTGCTGCCGAAATTATACAAGTAAATTTCCCAACTGGAGATTTATCAAGCTTTACTTCAGCAGAAGATTATTTAATCCAAAACTTAGTTGCACAAACTAATACTTTTTCTAAAATTGTATCTACTAATGGTAGAACAGGTAATAGAGATGTTGTTGCTTTTGCAATAGATTCTAATGGTAGTTCTGGTGTATCTGGAGCTGTAGCTATTTCTTCTATTTCTGCTGGTGTTACAACTATTAATGGTGTGGTTATTACTGCTGAAATGGAAGCTGCTTTAGATAATATTGCTGCTGCTTCAAGTGGTATATCTCCAAGTTCTGAACTTGTTCCAGTAAATTTAACTACTGCTGGTAATGCTGCTAACTGCGATGCTATTGTAGTATTAGGTTTAAATCGTGATTTAGCTGTAGGATATGATAGAATTGACCAAGTTAAAACTCGTATTCAAGTAGGTCTTAAAAATGGTTTTGATTTAAGTACAGTTACTTTAACTGAAGGTTCTCTTGCTAAAGAAGCACAAGGTACTCCTAGAGTATGGAGACGTTTCTTTGAAGATACTGTAGGTCAAAGAATTTATGGTAAAAACAAAACATTGTTCCCATTTGCATACCAATATCCTGATTACATTGACACTTCAGTAACTTATGATGTAATTACTGTAGAATATGAATCAGAGCCTTACCGTAGAGACCAAAGTTTGACTGTATCTAATCACAAAGTAATTATCTTAGTACCTTCTACAGGTTCTAACGTAGCTGCTCTTAAAGCTGATTTAGAAGCTTTCTTTACAGATTGGTGTCCTAATGTATCAGTACCTTCATTTGCATAACTTTAAAAATATAAAATAAAAATGGCTAAAACTAAAAAAACTACTCAAGTTAAACAGTTTGTTTACGATGTAACAGGAGGTGATTCTGGTGCAATAGGAGTAAAAACATTGGGTGTATTACCAAAAGGAGCTGTATTAACACAAGCTTTCTTTGATGTACAAACTACTTTTGTATCAGCTACAGATGCTGCTACTATTGCTGTAGGTGTTACAGGTGCTGGTTCAGCTTTTGATGCTGCTATTGCAATCTCTGCTGGAGGTAATCCTTGGGATGCTGGTCGTAGAGCTGCTGATGAGCCTACTAACCAAACAGTAATTCCTGCTGCTTTGTCAGACTTTCATGCTGCTGCTGCTTCAAATTCAGTATTTGTAATTGCTACAGTTGCTGTAGAAGCTTTAACTGCTGGTAAATTTGTATTAAATGTAGAATACTACGTACCTTAATTAATACTTCTCTTTTCCTTAATATAGAGCTGGTCTGGTCTCATCCCAGCCAGCTCTTTTTCTTTTAACTAATAAAAAACATATAAAATGGCAAATAAACTTTCAAAAAAAGTTCTAACATTAGAAAGACCAGCATTAGGTTCTTATGAACCTCTTTTAGCTCCTAAACCAGCACCAGATTCTTTTTCTCATCCTAATGACCCTGTAAAGGAATTAGCATTAGATACTATTACAGAATTTACTACAAATAATGGTGTAACTGTTGATGGTGTAATTTTAAAAGATTCTGGAGTAAAAGTTACAGGTGTAACATCTCCTACAAATAGTAATGTTGTAGCAGGATTTTATAGAGCTGCTGCTCAAATTGATACACCAGCTACTGTAGGTGGAGTAATTCAATTTAATCAACAAGTATTAACTACTTATTTAACTACTATTAATACAGGTGCAGGGGCTCAAAATTTAACATTACCTAACAGTACACAAGTTGGTCAATTAATAAAAATATTATTATTAGTTGATGGCGGTGGTAATGCTGTAATCACTCCTACAAGTTTATCTGGTGGTACTACCATTACTATGAATGATGCTAATGATTTTGTAATCTTAATTTGGAATGGTACTGCTTGGGTTTGTATTGAAAACTCTGGTTCTACTATTGCTTAAAACTAATTATTATGGCTGATTTTACCTCATATTCAAGTACAACTAATGACTTATTAAAAAGTATTTTAAAAGCATTAGTTGAACAAAATAAATTAATTCAAGAGCAAACAGTTTTATTACAAACTATTGCTACTAACACAACACCTTAATTATGAAAGATAAATTAAATAAAGATTTAGAAACTATTAAAAAAGCTATTGAACAAGGAGTTGCACAATTAAATGCACTATATGGTCAAGAAGCTTATATAACTAATTTCCTAAAAGAATTAGACAATGAAGAAAAAAAAGAAGAAAGTTTGCTAGAGCCTGAAAATTAATCAGGCTCTTTTTTCTAACCTGATTAAAACTAAGCAATGGCTTTAAAATTTGATATAAAATCCACACAAGATTGTGGTACTTTAAAATATACTAACTGTTCTACTTATTGTAGTCCAGATAATTATGTATATGAAATGCTTATAGCTGGAGTAAAACCTATTACAAGTAAAAACTTATTTGGTGATTTACTGCAATTAGAAGCAGATTATTATACTACAGAAGGAGTTACAGACCCAGCTACACAAGTAAAATGGACTATTAATGCAGTTGACTATTTTGGCAATACTGTATTAATACCTGTAGCAGTAGGAATAAATGAAATTACATTAGAAGTTACAGATGATGATGCTAATGTATCTACTTGTACTTTTAAAGTAAATAGAGACACTTCTACAATAGTTTGGGTAGCTATACCTGAATTATCTATTACTACTAACCAAACTTTAGCTGTACAGTTTGGAAATGCTTCTTACCTATTAAATACAGCCATTGATGCTGCTACATTAGATTTAGATGTAGATTCTCAAAATTTTGCTACTTTACCACAAAACTACACTTTATCAAGTGCTGGTACTTTTAATCCGTATTTATCTTTTGAAGAAGATACAGATGGAGAAGCTGTATCATTAGTTACTTATTTACAAGCTGTAGAAGATACAACTGATTGCACTTCTCAATTAACTACAGATAATATTTCTTCTGTAGCTGTATTAGCAACATCTCCTTCTGGAAATAACTACACTGCTGATATTACAGATAACTTTTTAGAAGGTCCTTTTAATCTTACTACAACTATGTTTGGGATTGCTTCAGATACCTTTGAATCAGGTATTTGGACATTTCAAACTATTGTTACTAAAGTAGATACAGAAACTTATATTTTTGCACAGACTATTAAAGTAGTTTTATTTTGTAAAGAACAATGTAGCTTTAATTCTTATGTAGCTACTTATGCAGAAGAAGAATTAGATTGTTGTACTTCTTGTAAAGAAGAAAAAGAAAAGAAAATAATATTAATGTCAACATATATAGATGCAATTAAAAATGCTTCTGCATGTGGAGAATTAACTAAAATAACTAAATTTATTAACCTATTGCAAAGACTTCTTAGCAATAAAAATTGTTCATGCTAATGTGCAACTGTTCAACAAATTCATGTGATTGTAATGAATATAGAGTTTCTACTGGACCTCAAGGTAATACAGGACCACAAGGTCCTCAAGGACCTGCTGGACCTCCAGGAAATAGAACTTATTTAATTTCTAATAATTATGTAAGTTCAGAACCTGAAACTACAGGTACTGGTAGTTATGAAAAATTAGAAGAATATACTTTATCAGGTTCAACATTATCTAATAATGGAGATAGTATTATAATTAGAACTGTATATAAAGTATCTAATGGACTTGTTAGTGTACCAAGAACTTTTTCAATTAAATTTGGTAATGTTACTTATACAAAAAATTTACCTGTAAATGGAGTTAATATTTTACAAGGATTACAAGTAGTTACTTTAAAAGTATCAAGAGTAGCAGCTTCATCACAATTATTAATAGCTGAAGTTAAATATGAAAATGGTACTGGGTTTAATTCAAGAATTACTGCTACTGAAACTTTATCTAATTCTATTATTATAGAAGCTGGGGCTACTGTATCAGGTATTTCTGCAATTGACCAAGTAAAAATAGTAGAATTTAGTATTGAAAAAATTAAAAATGATAACTAATGAGTGGATTTAAATTATATAATAATATAGATATACTTACCTATCCTAATTATTCTATTCCTGTAGCTGATTTAGAAAGTTCTTTTGAAGAGGGTTACAGATGTGTAGGTAATGCTATTTCAGGTAATTTTGTATTAAGTGTAACAGGAACTCCTATATTAAATATGCAAGTATTTTTATTATGGGAAGCGCAAACTACAGGCACTGTAACTATTTTAGGTACAGCAATGCCTTCTACAATAAAAGATAAAAAAGTATTAATTACTTGTACCTATAATGGTTCAGCTTGGCAAGTACATTTTGATGTTGATGCTAACAGTGCAGGAGTAATTGAAAATAGTAATATTTCAGCTACAGCTAATATAGATAGAACTAAATTAGCGTCTGGTTCAAATAATCATATAGTAATTAATAATGGTTCTGGTGTAATGAGTTCAGAAGCTACATTAGCTGCTTCAAGAGGTGGTTTAGCTACAGATGCTTCTGCATTTACAGGTGTAGTAAAAGCCTCTACAGGTACTTTTAGTGCTGCTTCTATAGTTAATTCTGATATATCAGCTTCAGCAGATATTTCTTTTTCTAAATTAACAGCTTTACCTTCAGGTAGAATACTTGTAGGTAATGGTTCTAACGTAGCTACTTCTGTTGCTTTATCAGGTGATGCTACTTTAGCTAATACAGGTGCTTTAACAATAGCTAATGATGCTATTACTACAGTTAAAATATTAGACGATGCTGTTACTACAAATAAAATACTTGATGATAATGTTGTTTCTTCTAAAGTAAGTGCTGATTTAAGAAAATTTGTTTTAACTAGAGAACTTTCATTTGAAGCAGGTGAACAAGGAGAATACAGAATAGTAATTTCAGGAAAATGTAAATTATTATATCCTGTAGTTAGAGTAACTAAAGCTATTGCTGGAACTGATGATGCTACTATTACTCTTCAAAATGATGCTGGCACTACTATGACAGGTACAGCAGGAGTAGTAACTATAGCTGCTTCTACAGCATTTGGCTCACAAACAAGTGGTTCTATTACAGGTAATAATACATTTGCAGCTACAGGAGAACAAATTAAAATAGTAACAGCTAAAACTACTGCTGGAGGTAAATGTTCTATTGATTTACTTTTTGAATATGAAGACTAATGATAGATTGTTATAAAGATAAAGTAGTATTTGTTAGATGTTGTCTAGCTACTCAAGCTGAAAAGTTAAGAGATAGATTAGCATTAGGTAAAACATGTAGTTCTGAACTATTAAGTTTAGGAGTTAAAAATGCTATGTTAAAAATCTTAATGCAATATGATAATTGTTCAGAAAATAACTGTTTAACAGAAACACAAGCTAATTTAATATTAGAAAAATTATTATATTTCTGTAAAAAACAATGTGGTTACAAAGGTATTGATATTACTGAACAAACAATAGAAAGTATTCCTAACACTTATATAGATGGAGGATTAGTATTATAATGGATAATTCATGTAAAGTTCCTGAAGTTAAACCTATTACTATTAAAAGATTTGGTACTGCTGGATTAGTTCCTACAGTACCAACTACTTTAGATTGTAATTTATGGCAAAAAACTGATTTAAAAGATGGTGAATTTGCTATAAATACAGTTGATGATAAGTTATATATTAGGTCAGGTAATCAAATTATAGAATTAACAAATCAAAGTTCTGGAGGTAGTACTGGTACAGTAACTTCTGTAGGATTAACTATGCCTTCAGCTTTTCTTGTAGCTAATAGTCCTATAACAAGTTCTGGTACATTAACTGTAACAGGTGCAGGATTGGCTTCTCAATATGTAAGAGGTGATGGTTCATTGGCTAATTTTCCTGCATCAACAGGTGGAGGTGCTTCACAATCATTTTATTTAAATGGTTCAGTTTCACAAGGTACTTTTGGTGGTGTAGCATTTAGAGAAATGGACAGAGTGCCAATATTAGGTGCAGGTACTGACTTTACAATAAACACCAACGGATACATTCAAAGTTTTATTACAGATGCAGGAGTTCCAAATCTTTTAGAAATACCAGCAGGGAATTGGAACTTTGAAACATATTTTAGTGCTTCAAGTGGCGGAGGTTCACCATCTTTTTATTTTGAACTATATAAGTGGGACGGAGCAACACTATCTTTAATTGCATCCAACTCGGCTACTCCCGAAGGTATCACAAACGGTACTGCAATAGATTTATACGTGAGTGCTTTAGCAGTTCCACAAACAACATTATTGGCAACAGATAGATTAGCAGTTAGAATTTATGTAAATAATAGTGGAAGAACTATAACATTACATACAGAAAATAATCACCTTTGTCAAGTAATTACTACCTTTTCCACAGGATTAAATGCTTTAAATGGCTTGACTGCACAAGTTCAGAATTTTGCAGTTGGTACAAGCGGAACAGATTTTGCAATTAACTCAGTAACAGATACACACACATTCAATCTTCCGACTGCAAGCGCATTAAACAGAGGTGCATTAAGTTCAGCAGATTGGAGTACATTCAATAATAAAGTAAGTACAGGGGCTATAACAAGTTCAGGGCTTACAATGGCTACTGCAAGGCTATTGGGCAGAAGTACAGCAGGTTCGGGGGCGGTTGAAGAAATTACTATTGGAAGTGGTTTAACTTTAAGCGCAGGTACTTTAACAGCAGCAGGTAGTGGAATAACCATAGGCACAACAGCCATCGCAAGCGGAACGGTTAATAGGATATTATTTGAAGGTGCAGGTAACGTGGTGCAACAAGATAGTGCGTTTGTTTGGAACAATACAGATAAGAGATTAATATTAGGTACAGAAGCAGTTGCAGATACTAATTCAAGATTGGTAATTACAGGTTCAGGTTCAGGCTCATCTACTACTACATTTGGTTTAAAAGTACATAACTCAACAGGCACAAATAATGCGTTGGTTATTAGGGATGATGGGTTTATTGGAATAGGTACAAGCACACCTGATAACTTATTAACTATTCAAGGCGATAATGTAAGTGACGCTTCAAGAATTGCGTACAAAAGAAGTACCGTTTCTATATTAGAATTAGGTAATGCAAATAGTAGTAATGGCGGTGTCTTTATAAGAGCAAGGCAATTAACATCTGTTACATCAAGTCCATTACATATCGAAAGTACTTGTTTAAATGCTAATGATACTTATGCTGTAGGAACTTCACAAATATTAATGGTAGTGCAAAGAGAAGCAAGTGCAGCACTAAGTAATAAACCATATCTAAATTTGCGTAATGGGAATTTAAACAGGTTTACATTTGCTCCAATGCAAACGCCAACAGGTATATCAACGGCGAATTCAACTTGTTTTGCTTGGCATAGTGGTGCTGGAAGTGTTGACCAATTAGTAACTCCTGAAGTTAACAGTATGGGAGAGATGCAAATAAGAGTCACTACTAATCCCACGCCTATTAATTTTAACCTTAGAAACTATTTCACAACAACAAATGCAAATCAAATAGCTTCAGCACCATTTTTGAAATTTAGTGGTGGTTATTGGAATGGCGCAGCAGATGTTAGAGTAAACAGTTCAATAAAAAGCGTCATCACTACAACAAATTATAGAGTAGGGATATTCAACGACAGCAACGAGCATTTATCTGTTTTTAATTCAGGAAATATTACAATAGGAACTACAACACAAGATGCAAATGCAACGAAAACATTAGTAATAAATAATGGCACTGCGCCAACAGGGAATGTTACAGATAGTTTTCAGCAATATTCAGCAGATATAGTAGCAGGCAATGCAGCACCACATTTTAGAACAGAGAATGGTAGCATAATAAAATTATACCAAGAAACAACAGGAATAGCAGCAGCAGCATTTGTAGCAAATACTTCATTAATAGCAAATGATACAGCGACATTTGGAGGTTATACAATAGGGCAAGTTGTAGCAGCATTAAAAGCACAAGGATTATTAGCATAATTTAAACATAAAACATGGCATTACTTATTAAAAA